TTAATTGATTATTTTGTTTTTCTGCTTCAGCATATTTTTCCAATAAGACTAAAGCATCTGCCTGACTTAAACCAGACTCCATTAATTTCGCAAAAAGCATATTTGCATCTCCACCCTTTTGATATTCCCCAATGGCATTTTCTACATCACTGGTATTCAGTGTACTTTTATATTGTGCTTTTTGTTTATAGGCTTCTATTTCGTTTTTTACATCTGCTGGTAATGCACCGCCTGCACCAGCGTATCTGGTTTGGCCCGATGGAGTTTTATATTCTTTTATCCTATTTGGGATACCGGGTAGATCTTCATTTGGACCATACTTCGCTACTGCATCCGCATAAGACTGATCAGTGGCTTGTTGCTGACTGTATTGATTACCAGCATAGTCCGCTAACATACTTGCCCCGGTTCCAACCAGACTTCCCACTGCCTGCCTACGTTCTGCCTTGTCCTGGTCCATTAATTTGGCATAATCCACTTTAGCCTGGGATTTTGCCCGTTCTTCATCCTGGTATATACCTTTGCCCGTATCTGCTACAGTTCTTCGCACATCGGCTTCTGCTTCCCGTAAACCTCTTTGGGCTGATACGCTACCCTGGATCCCCTGATTGATCATGGCCCCAGTGTATCGTTTATTCGCCAGATTTGCCTGCTTTGTGGCGGTGGTGGCAGTACGGCCTAAAGCGTTCATTTCCTGACCAGGAGTAAGGTTTCCCTGGCTACGCCTTTGGCTTATTAATCTGCCATAGTTACTATTCCTAAATTTTGGTTGTGCTAATCGTGATCCTGCCTGTGCCCCTTGCTGGACACCTTTGGCAATCATCATCATTGTAAATGGATCCATACCTACTCCGTTTCAATTCTCATTTGTTCCACCGAGAATGCATTGGTACTCGATGGAGTTGTTAGTTCAATTTCAAAGTTTTTCCCATATCGCTTGATTGGGAATCTGTTAATACCGCCATCAGCAGTAATTGTCTTGGTGAATGATGCAGATTCTGCTCCATCCAGGTAGATGTTTACAGTTAATGTATCTGTGCCTGTGAATTTGACCATTCCATAGCGGATCAGTCGTTTCCGGTCCAGATCAAGTGGGAACCGTTTACTCTTCCAGGCTGTGCCTACTGCTTCATCTACATCAAATTTCTTTAGATCTGTATCAGTATTATCCCAGGCCAATGGATAACTGTTTTCACCGTAGGCTAAAATATCCAGGTTTGTGGTTGTGTCTACCTTACGCCACGTTTTTAATACAATATGGTATGCCCATACAATTTGTGTTGCTGGGCTTCCGGCATCCCATGTATATAACACTTCTGCATCTTTCTGGTTATAGACTCCTTTAATATTTACCTTACTGGTTGCCAGATTAAACTGGTCTTCAATAGGTAATGATATTTTATCCATTATTGATGGGGTTGCTGTGGAATCTGCTACCATATTGGATGTGACCGCATAGATACCATCGTGGAACACAAAGTAAACGGAATCATGGACTTCCACTACGCCTTCTGGAGCAATATTCCCGATACTGAACTTGGACTCTGAAACAGTCCAGGAATTAGGATCTGCCGGATCAGGCACATTCATTATAAATATAGCCTGTGGCTTAAATATGATCAGCCGTCCAAACAGTACCGCCAAGCCAGAAACAGCACCGCCTTCCCTGTCATCTAAAGTAATAACATTAGATACTGGTCTTACATCGTACTGATTGAGTTCACTATAGGCTATCCAGTCTGCTCTTTGCTCCCGCTTATCTTCCGGGTTCAGATACAGGTCCCCCAGGAACATTCTACCTTTTAATTTGACAGCATATTGAGCATTTATTCTGTTGGAGTATACTGTCTGTACATCTGTCTCACCCAGGTCTTCTAATCTATAATCCTGGCAGACCACCTTAACATTAGTACCTGATGTAACTTCAAAAGCCATCCCCGGTGTGGTTGCACCCTGGGCGTTTGTCTTTTTAAATCCGCTTATAATCCTGATATTATCCTTAATATGTCCGTAATCACTTTCATCTATGGGATCACTATCCACACCAAATTCATCATGCTTCTCACTTAATTTTACCCAACAGCCACCCAGTGTCGGCTCATAGGCACTGTTATTCTCTATCTCAAAAGAATCATCTCCCTGTAATAGCATGATCGCACCAGCATAGGATCCTGCTGTCAGTAAGTTTCCTGTTGTGTCACTCCCTAATGTTCCTGTTATATCATCGGGGTTTTTAAAGAATAAAAAACCAACTCTTTGTCCACCATATGCACCACCTGATGTAGATGATTTAGATGTTGAATATGACCAACCACTTCTTCTCTCAATTTTCCAATCGCTACCAACCATTACACCATTATCCAGATAGGAGTCACTCATGCTGGCATTGCTGTCCAGGTTTGCCTTTGAATAGGAACGACCAAGACTTTGAGCCCTGATAGATAGATTACTATTTACAGCGTGAGTTGCAGGGGTTGAGTTTGTAGAATTATCCAGATATGTAACAGTTGCGGATGGGCTCCCAAGTCCGTGTCTGTCAATACCGACCAAAACGCCACTGGCAACAGATTTAATTGTAACAGAGCCTACGCTACCAGCATAGCCACCCGCACCCGGTGGTGTCGCTTTAATTATTGTAGTGTTTGTTACTTCGGTTATAGTCCAGTCAATTCCTGATGCATCTATCATCGTTCCTGCACTGGCTACACGAAATACATCTCCTACAGCAAATTCAGCAGTATCATACATGGCTGTGTTCAATGTGAATGTAAAAGGAGAACTACCTGTTATGGTTGCTGTATATCCTGTGTCTTCTGATGTGGTCGTGATTGAATTAATAACCACTGATTCATCTTCAATCTCACATTTATAAGTATTTGCAAGTGTATTATCCTTTGCGAGTGCAGATACGACCATGTACTGTTGTGATGCTGTCATTGGTCTGGCAAGTGGTGAATGGTATACGGTCCATTGAAATTCATCACCAGTTCCGCTTGCTGGGGGACCAGCCCAATCAGTAACCGCATCTATACCATCCCAGCCACCATCTACATCTAATGCATACTTATTTGTGCCAAATGTTTCCCCGTCATAGCCAGTAAGATTATCTGTACTTTTTATAAACACCATATCTTCCCGCCAGACATGGAGCCTTGCATTGACAGATGATGTTGTGGTTGGTATGGCTTCCTGACTGTCCACAAAGGTCATATGCCCTACCAGTTGATAATTGGAATACCCATCAAAACTGGTTGTATTGGGAAATTCTGTTGCCCTATAGACATTCAATCCTGTTATTCTCTTATTCAAGGCATTGGCATCAAATTCTATATTCAATTCAACAATACTGTTATTAACACTTGTATCGACCAATACTAATTCTTTTGTCTTATCAAATAAACTTTCCTGGACTCCGTCATAGACTGCTGTTACGTTGTATTTGACACTGTTCCCTGGTCTTAATGATTTACCAGTATTATATAATTTACTGCTTGTAAAATTGAATGGATTATTGAGTTTATTAGAGTAGATATACCAATCAGCAGATGCAGATACAGTATCATTAAATAAGGCCCTATCAATGTGTCCTACCCAGACACCTTTGGCTTCTGTACCGATTTTACCTACTGCACCAGGTATAAATCTAATAGTGTCCCCACTAACAATAATGGGGTTACGATCTTTCTTGTGAAATATATCTGGGACAGATGAAACATTAGATGTATCTACTTCCGCAATACTGTGTCTGTCCATTATATCGATCCATCGGTAGTCGCAGTCACCGGATGTGTTAAAAGTATTATTTAACCAGCCAATATCAGTCATACGGACAATGTCGGCACTATCTCCTACTGGGGATCCTGCTTGTGACTGTGTTCCATACACACCAATATACCCTTTAGCGTGTTCAAAGAATACTTCACCGCCATGTGTTTCTGTGACACAATCAGCAAAACAGGTGGGGTTCCAAAATGCTTTATCACCCGTAGATGGGCCGTTAAGTAGTTGACTTTTTGGATCACTGGTCACACGGTACAGTGATCCATTTGCCAGTGGACTCGCTACATTATTTGTGCCTACGATTAGATACTTGTTTCCAGGTGAGTTATATGTAGACGAT